CAGCCTCCTTATGTAAGCAGTATACTGTATTTAACGCCTTGTGTCAACCAATGGTTGACTGTTACATTGGACGTTTCATGGCCGATTTGGCCATTTTGTCTACCACTTGTTGTGCTTGAGGAACTGACATTTTGGGTTGTACCGTTTGTTCAGCACCGCCTTTGAACACAATGGGATCAGTTGAGCCGGGTTGGATGGGTTCTAACACATTGCTCAGTGGAGGCTGTCCAACTAGATCCATAATGTTTCTTTGATTGACAGGTACGTCAAGACTTTGTGCAATAGAGATAAAAGCATCTTGACTGATTTGTTTTTGACTGTTGGTGTCGTCTGCACGACCATTAAGAAAATCTACTAGGCCCAGAAGTTTGTCTGGGTCAGGTGTTGCACCAGCAAAGGTATCAACTTCAAAGATTTTCATTATCTACGGCCACGACCCAGTGCGCCTGCTGTGCCCACCGGCTCTTCAGCAGGAGCGGCCATGTCAGCACCTGCATCGGTAGCAGCAGCATCAAGATCAGCACCTACATCGGCACCCATGTCAGCGCCAGCGGCCATGTCAGCACCCATGTCAGCGCCAAGTTCGGCACCTAAGTCTGCACCAGCTGTGCTGGGTGCGGCTTGGCCAGTTACCACGCCAAGTGCTTGATCAAGTTGTTGTTTGGCACCTTGTAGATTTTGCACTAGGCCAGTGAGTGCGGCTGTGGCGTCTGCGTTGAATTGCGAAGCTTGGTCAATGCCTACTTGATTCTTGATTGAATCAACTAGAGCAGGCAGTTCTTTAAATTGCATTTCGCTGGCATCTTCCAACATTGATTGCATTTTGTCAACCATGTCTTGTGCAGCCAACACCACTTGAGCTTGTTGCACTTCAGATTCTTTCAACATGCGATAAGCATTGCGCAAGCGGCTTTCGGCTTTCATCAATGCTGCACCTGCAACAAGTTTTTGTTCATCGGGATTCAATGTTTGACCTGCGGCACTCTTTTTAAGAGCAGCAGCCAACTTAGGATCTTTTACTTGTGCGGCTGGTTGAACAGCGCCAGCAGTTGGTTGAGCACCAGGCACTGGAACATCCATCTCTTTAAGACGTGTGGCCAAGGCCTGTTCCATCATCATGAGTTTGAGATAAGTTGGATTGCGTTCGCTGGTGTGGCGTGCCATTGAGCCTTTGTGCTCACCAAGCAGGCCTTGCACCTTGCGAAGCATTTGACGAGTTTGACCAGCGTTGAGACGTTCAACGCTGATGCGTGAGCCAAAATAACTTTCAAACGTCTTGGTAATCAGACGAGTTTTTTTAGGTGTGGCTAGTTCTTGCAGTTTCATTTGAGAATCCTCTAAGTTGTATATATTTAGCCGAAGATATACATTTTTCAAGTTCGGCTGTGACAGCAGAATTTAGAGAAACTTTGGGTTCAAGTTTGGTTTTCACCATTTCTCTAAATTCTGCAGATCTACTGAGTTTGCCTAGACCACTGCGACAAGCAATGTCATTGTCTAAGAATTGTTTTTTAAAGTCCAACACTTTGATCTGTTGCGATAATGAAGCTTGGTTGTTTTTATCGGCAATGCACCAAGAAATTGCTGATCGTTTGCTGCCAAAGGATCCCACAAAGTTTGCATAATGCCAAACATTAAACACTTGCTGCTCTGGTGTGATGTGATATTTTCCAAACACCACCCATCCACCTGAGTTGTCATCCAAAATCATTTTGTCAATGCTGTGGCGCAGTTCACGCTCGGCCCAGCGTTCAAGTTTTTGTTCTCGAGTCATTTGAGTACGTAGTGCGAGACCAGCCAGCCAACTGTGCCGGCTAAAAATGTTATGATTCCCACGCCCCAGGAAATCAATTGATTGTTGCGTTTTTCAGACATGGCATGCACAATTTCATGCACTTCTTTGACCACTGCCTTGACATCGTCGATGTCTTTTTGCACTGAACTGATTTGCAGTTCCAGTGCTTTGTATCGCTCGGCACACAGTTCAACGTGGGCTTCGAGACTTTTCTTTTCAATATCAGTGGTGTCTGCCATAATCAGTTATTTACCGTTTCAAACCAAATGTTCTGGTCAGGGCGCAGTACTGTTTCTACAACTTCCTGCTCGTCTAGCCCAGTTAGCATGGGCACTCCATTGCAGTCTTGGTGCAGTGCCGCAAAAGGATCATGATTTCCCGAAATACCAAATGTGCTTTCTGCTTCAACTTCAAAGCTAAAACTCCACACACCTTTGTCACAGCGCGGGGCCTGAATGCGCTCTGGTTGGCTGCGCAGACTGATTATTTGAATCAATGTTTCAAAGTTTCGCTGTTGATTTCTTGCTCTGTTCCAGTCATTGATGCTGTTGATTGCTTGACCAACTTGATCTTCAAAGGGAATTTGACCTATGCGAAAATGCCCAGTAATTCCAGTAGGCGAGCAGTCAAAGAGGGTTTTGCACATATACTTCATCGTGTGATATTTACGGCAAAAAAATACCCCGGAGTTTTTAATCCCGGGGTGGTTTAGAACAAGTCTAAAAATTAAGCAGACAGTTTGAAGCCGTTAGCTGTTGCGCTGTCCAACTGATAACCAGTGAAGGTAATGTTGGCAGCAGCCAATGCTGTAGCAGCGTTGGCAAAAGCGCCAGTTGGGTAGTAAGCAATTGACAAAGCAGTTGTGTCAACTTGATACATAGCTACTGTGCAAGTTTGTTGCAGAGCTTGAATAACGTTAGCAACGTATTCTTGCACGCCTGACTGTGTAGCCATGCTGTTGTTGGCAACAAAGCGAACAAAGTCCAGTTTAGGACCAGCTGGTTGAACTGTAGCAGTAGCGCCAGTAGTGCTTGTAGAAGCAGCGATAGGACCGTTTTGTACGTCTAGTGCAAATACAGGTTGTGCATCACCATTTACGGGGGTAAGATAAGCCATGATAAATTTCCTTTAAGTTAGTGGTCCTGGTGGACCTGCTTTTATTTAGTCTTTTGGCAAAAATTATGCCTGTTGCGGATTGTTTTGGGCACGATTTCTAGCAGTAAAATCAAAGCGATTGACTGCTTTGGCATAGCCTGCAGGCGTGGCCATTACCCAACCTTCGTGTCCAGGATCTTTCAAATCCAAATTACGTAGTATGTCTAGCTTTAGATCGTGTAACAGAATAAACAGGGTAAATGCAGCAGCCAGACCTTCTGTGTTTGATGCAGGGCTTTTTAGATATTCAATGATGTTGGCAAATTTTCTTGGGGTGACTTCGGATTGCAACCATTCACCAAACCCTGCCAACAAGTTGTCAAAGTTGCCTGATCCAATTCTAAAATTAATGTAGTCCACACACAGTTTGGCCAAGTCTGTGATTTGCATGGCTCGCAGTTCGCCAGGATTAAACAAGGTATCGATGGCAGCACCTTTACTGCGGCGTATTTGTTTGATTTGTTTGATCAAGGCAGTTTGTCCCTTAGATTGTGCAGCGTCTTGAGGTGTAATACCTTTGCCATAAATTGGCTCAATCAAAAACAATCCTGGTACTTCATTAAATGACACTCTGCTGAGTGGCTGCTTGGGTTCACCTTGATCAGCATACATTGTGTGCATGGCAATACCTGTGGTGCTGTTGCGAATTCTTTGTCCCAGGGCGCTCTTGGCGGGTATGCGATATTGCACTGTGTTGGGCTTGAACACAAGATTACCAGCTTCTTCTGTCCATGGCTGTTCGGGGTAGTACAACAAGTCGCCTTTGACATAGCCACGGAAGTTTGTGGGCACAGCCGCTTCTAACTGTGGCCAAAGGTCAGCATACAATTGTATCAACTTCGCACGTTCACCTTTGCGTGTGCTTTGTATCTGTGCCATCATTCGGGGACTAGTAGCAAGTCCATCGTAGCCTTTGGCGTCAAACCCTGACCCATCTGTAAGCACAAACTCACCTGTGGCAGGCTTGCGGCCAAATATCACAGCAGGCTTGCCGTCCCACTTCACACTGGTGGTCTTTTGTGGTGCATCTGCGGCATGCTGGATAATGGCCAGTGCTTCATCCACGCCGCGTGAACCTTTGCGAAACACAAGATCTTCCAGGTGTTCGATGCCTTTGGCCCGGCCACCCACGCCTGGTTCTTCAGCTTCATAAATTTGATATGGGTTGGCTGTTTCTGTTTCAATCAATGGTGTCATGCCTTGATTTACAATTCTGTCGCGCAACTTGGCTAGAAAATTCACTTCAGTGTTTTCATTCACAGCACCTGGCTCTTGTAGGCCTTCACGGCCCAGGTATTCACGGAAGTCTGCCAGCTTGGCATCTCGGTTTTTGTCTCCGGCCAGAGCAGCATAAATGCTTTCCACGTTCTTGAGATTTGCTCTAGTGGCCTTGGGTCCTAGCAGTGTTTTGGCCACGTAGTCAGGATCCATGCCACCATCTACCAGTTGGTTTGTGGTGCGACTGAACATGCCATTAGCACCCACTTTGAGTCCCTGTTGTTTGGCAATTGAACTCATCAACACATTGCGATTCATGCCTTTGTAGGCCGAATCATCTGCACCACCATAGTAAAACTGTCCCCAGTCCAGATTGGGAAAGAACATGAAGTCTGTTTGCACATAACCATTTTCTGGACGACCATTAATAGGTGTACGTAAGTGTACTTCGCCGCTTTTCTTTACCCAGGCTTTAGGGTCTTCACCGTGACTGGTTGCCCATTGTGTTAGTTTTGCTGCCAATTGTTCTTTGGATATTTCGCTGGCATCCACTGCCATGTCCATGTCGCCTGATGTAGGTTTACGTCCGGTTGATCCCAGCCAACGCTCGCGTGGGAATTCTAATCCTGTGAGTGTTTCTAGCCATTGTACTGTGGCTGCTACATCGCTTTGGTTGATACGCCCAGTAAGTGGTTTACCATCAGCATCTTTGAATACATTGCCGCCTTCTAATAGTCTCATTTTTTTGCCTCGGCCACGGCCATTTGTTGTTGTTGTGGGGCACCTTGCAACAGGCCCATACTGGCCAGCACCTTGTTTAGTGCTGGATCACGTTGCTGTGGAACCTTGGCAGTAATTCCTAGTTGTTGCGCTGTGAGGCCAGCTCGTTGCGCTGCCTGTGCCAACTGCGGTTCAGCTGCATTTTTATTTGTGCTGGCTGCGCCAGATACTGGATTGAATTCAACTTCGTTGGCAATGCCATAGCTCATTTTAGCAATGGAATTCCACAAGTCAGCCAATTTTTTTGCATTGACTCTAGTGGGTTCAGTTATCAACAGTGCGTCAATGGCTTTGTCAATGGTGGCACTCATGTCTCCGACCATGTTTCGCAACTGACCTTGATTGGCATCTTTGTCCACCAAACTGGCAGCATTTTTATAGTCGCTGACTGAACGACCGCTCATTCTTTGAAGATTACCGTTTACCAAACTGATTAATGCTCGTTGCATTTCAATTGGCTGAATGTCCTTGATGCTTTGAACTCCAGCTCGACCAGTTATGGGATTTTTGGCCTGTTGCATCATTTGTGTCACTGTGTCTGACCATTGTGCCTGCAGAGTTTTGGCTAGCGCAGCCACAGCAGGTGCCGAAGCAGCCGCGGCTGCGCCGCTTGCTTGTCCTGGAACAACGCTGGCGCCAGGCGCGGCGTCTGTATTACCACCTGCAGGGATCATGGCTTTGGCTAGATTTTGCCCCACGCCTCCCAAGAATGAACCTGCCTGTGAACCGGCGCCGCCAGGAGCAAAAACTTCTTGCATGCGGCGGCCATTGGTAATTTCATATATCTGCATGAGTTCTCCTTACAGATCTAGCAAACTTTGTGGAATCTTTAAGACGTATGGCATTGAGCAATTTTCTAGTGAGATTTT